CAGCAACCTGATCGCCGCGGCCACCCGCTGGGCCGAGGACTACTGCGACCGGACGTTCTGTGCCACGCAGTGGACGATGCGTCTGGACTCGTTCTACGGGCCCGTGGGCAGCCCGGTGCAATTCGGCTTGAAGGCGGATGGCAACAACATTGAAGGCCGCCAGGGCACGGTGCCCAACCTGGACATCGAACTGCCCCGGCCGCCGATGGTGCAGTCGGGCACGGCCACGGCGGTGACAGTCACCTACACGCCCTCGGCTGGGGCCGCCACGGCCACGCTGGACGCCGCCGAGTACCGGGTTGACCGCCAGGCCACCCCGGGCGTCTGCCGGCCGCTATACGGCAAGACGTGGCCTTCTCATCTGGTCGACCAGAACAGCACGACCGTGACGTGGTGGGCAGGCTACTCGGCCGACGGCACCAGCGTCCCGGCCGCCGTAAAGTCGGCCGTTCTCATGATCGTGTCGCACCTGTGGAGTAACCGCGACGCGGCTCAGGAAGCGGCATTGAACGAGGTGCCGTTCGGCGTCAAGGCGATGCTGGATACGGTGCGGTGGGGGAGCTACCGCTGATGGCACTCTCGCCGGGCGAAATGTGGACGCGGGTGACGATCCAGCAGGCGACCACGTCGCAGAATCAAGTCGGCGAGACCGTCTTGGCCTGGTCTACGTTTGCAACGGTCTGGGCCTCGGTGGAGTCGCTGTCGGCCCGCGAGACCGAGCGGTTTGCCGAGACCGTCGGCTTCATGACGCACCGGGTGAAGATCCGCTACCTGAACGGACTCACTGGTGCCATGCGGATCGTGTACCGCAACCGGGTGCTGGAGATCGGGCAGATTCTGGAGCGGGACCGGTTGTGGCACCAAGAAATCATCTGCACCGAGAAACGGAGTGACGGATGAGCTTGCCAGAAGCCCCGGAAGCGTTTCTGTTTCAGCGGCTGACAAGCCAGACCGCGGTGTCGTCGCTCATCGGGCAGCGGGTGTTTCCGCTCATTGCCCCGACGGGCACGCCGTTGCCGTTGGTTGTGTTCCAACGGACTGCCGTGGAACGCCCGCAGTCGCTGACTGGCAACGTCGGGAACCCGGTCATCACGCTGCAGTTGACGACGTACGGCACGTCTTACACCTCAGTGAAGTCGATTGCTCGAGCCGTCCGCCTGGCCGTGGACGGCTGGACGGGCACCACGGCCGGCGTGACGATCCAGCGGACGACGCTCGTCACAGAGGCCGATGGCGTGGACATGCCGGCCGACGACCAGATGCTGCCGTACTACTCGGTGCAGCAGTCGTTTCAATTCCGCATCAACGAGGCGATCTGATGGCGGACGGCATCGACATCCAACTCAATACGCGTTTTCAGGATGCCAAGTGGCTTTCCGGCAATGCTCTTGGCCAATCGCTTCGCGTTGAGGCAGCCGCCCTACTGCAAGCCGCAGAGCGTGCCGTGCAGCCGGGGTTGGTTGCCTTGCAAAGCAACGTCAACCAAATACGGTCGCGCAAGGGTGCCCTCCGTAGATCCCCTGGCACTAAATCAAAACTCTACGGCGGCGGATCCCGGCAGACAGCCACGGCGTTGGTGGGGTATCGATCCGGCGTTGCGCCCCATGCCTATTACGTCGAGTTTGGAACTCGCAAGCGGCGCGGGCGAGGTGCTATGGCGGCACGGCGGCCGCTGCTCAGGGCGTTTGAGTCTGCACGTTCGTCTATGGAAGCCGCCATGACACGGGAACTTCAAGCGATCATGGCCCGTGCGGCAAGCAAAATCCGGTAACTGCAAGGATTCGCACCCCCTGCCGTAGTTTTTTGATAGGGCCCAGCGGCCCACGAACCACAGGAGAACCGCCACATGGCAGCCGATTCGCAGGGCAATAACTTCGTCTTTGCCGGCAGCACGTACACGGTCACCAGCGTCACTGTGACGCCTGGCGGCGATCTGCTCGACAACTCGCACCTCGGGCTGGCGAGCGGTGCAAATCGCACTTACCAGGCACCCGCATTGATTGACAATGAACTGAGCTGCGAAACGTACGGCACGACGGCCGTTGCTATCGGCACCACGGGCGTTCTGTCGTTCGCTTCTGTCACGTACACGGCGACCGTGTCGAGCTCGAGCGTCGCCTATTCGGTGGGCGAACTGGTCAAGCAGTCGCTCACCTTCAAGGTGAAGTCGTAACGACGGGGGGCCGTCGTGGCGAACGTATCTCAGGGCACCACTATCAGCTGGGGCACCACGCCCATCGGCGAGGTGGTGTCGCTGTCGGTTGACGGCATTGCCGCTGACGCCATTGAGGTCACGCCTCGTGGTAGCGCTTCTCGGGTCAAAGTGTTTTCCGTCAGCGACGTGGACTACGGAACGATCAGCGTGACGGCTCGAGGCACTGCCGGCATGAGTGCCGGCAATGTCGGCTTGACGGCGGCTCTATCAATAGGTGGACCGGGGCTGTCGCTGTCATTCCCGGTAGCCATCTTTCAGACGCTTGGGGCACAAGCGGCGGTTGGCGAACTGCTGACGTACAGCGTGACTTTCAAGCTAGGAGCCTGACATGGCGTCTTTGACCAAAGACCAAATCCTTGCCGCTGACGACCTGGGGCTGTTCAAGCTGAACGTGCCCGAGTGGGGCGGCGATGTCTTCATTCGCGTGATGAGCGTCGGCGAGCGGGACGCCTACGAGAACGAATGGGTGCGAAAGAAAGACACCGGCGTGGATGATTTCCGCACGAAGTTCTTGGTGCGGTGCCTTGTGGACGAGAAGGGAAATCGCCTTTTTGACAACGGCGACATAGCTCGATTGTCGGCCAAGTCTGCCAAGGTCATGAATCGCATCTGGCAGGCGGCGATGGATCACAACAACCTTTCCGATACGTCGATTGAGGAGCTGGCAAAAAACTGAAAGCCCGACCAGACCGGGCGTTTCTGTTTCGTCTGGCGCTGGCCACCGGGTGGACTTGGGAATACATCCTCGGGCTGCCGGTAAGCCTGCTCCGAGAATGGATTGCGTTTGACAAATACATTGAGCCTTTCGGGAGGGAATGGGAACAAACCGGCGTTCTGGCTGCCCTGTCGATTGCTCCGCATGTTCGCGGGCGAACGCCAAAGGCAGAGGATTTCATGCCCATTAAACGGCCGCCGATGACGGCCCAAGAGATTGCTGCAGAGCTTGCGAAGCTAAGGCCAACCCGTGGCACAGAAACTTGATCTTGCCTTTCAGGTCACCGCCAATGCCGATGGCATGGCGGCCGGCGTCGCACGCGCCGACCGGGAACTTGCGAAGGTCGGCGCGAGCTCAAAGGCCACTGCCGCGGAGTTTCGCCAGGCAGCCAAGATCACGCAGGAACTTAGGACGCCAACCGAAAAGTACGCCGACACCATCGGCAAACTGGACAGCATGCTCCAAAAGGGACTGCTTACCCAGGAGGTCTACGGCCGCGCGGTTTCCAAGGCTGACGCAGAACTGAAGGCAGCCACGTCCAGTGCCGACCAAATGGCCAAGCAGGCCGGCATTGCGGAGCGTGTAATCAACGGCCTGAGTAACGCCATAAGAGGCGTGGGCGACGCGACCAAGTCTGTCGCTGACGCCGGCATCAGTGTCATCGCTTTTGGCAAAGACATCGCCTGGACGGCGATTCAGTGGAAGATCTTCAGTGCAATTCGTAACCCAGCCGGGTTAAAGGATTTTGCGATTGGTGCCCTGAAGGGTGCCATGACCGCACGCACGATGATTTTGGCTGCCAAGGCACTGGGCGTGGGCCTTGCTGTGAGTGGCGGTGCTGCTGGCACCACAGCCGCTGCGTTGCTTGGGCTAAGCAACCCAATGATCGGGGCAACGCTTCTGGCGTTCAATCTTGGCAAGTCTTTCTTGGCCGCCAAGGACCGTGCCTTAGAAATGGCTGCTGCGATCACGCAAGGAACGGTCACGCTTGAGCAGCTAAACGCCGAGCTCGGCCAGGTGCAGGCTCAACAAGTAGACAACCTGGCCTTCTCCATGGAAGAAGCCACAGCGGCGGGGGAACGATCCGGCAAGGCGTTTTCCGGCCTTGGAGACGTTTTCGTAACGCCTTTTGTAGGGGCTTTTGCTGCTATTCAATCCGGCATGGCTGGCCTGACTAACGGCATCAGCAGCGTCGTGGAAGGAATCACATCGGTGCTGTCGCCGATTGCGGAAACGCTGGCCCCTGTGCTGACGCTCATTGGGACGCTTGTTGAGTTCGTGCTGAAACTGGTCGGCGTATTTGGGCAACTGTTGGGGGCCGTCCTGAAAGTCGCCGGCGCAGCAATCCGCGTGTTTCTGTCGCCGTTTATTGTTGGATGGTCGAACTTTGTTGAGATGATTCGGCAAGGCATGGGGTCCGTGTTTTCATACATCAGCGGATTTTTTGACAAGCTGGATGGACGAATCCAGAAGTTTTATTCGTTCATGTCCAAGGTTCCGTTGATTGGCCGCGCGTTTGCAAGTGGCCCGTCATCTTCGTCCGCAGCGGCGAGCGGCCCGGCGGCCGCCATGGAGGAAACTGCCAGTGCTGCGGAGTCAGCAGACGAAGAAATGAAGGCCGCCGAAGACACCATGCGGCGTATCCAAGAGCAATCAAACGCCGCTTCTAGTGCCGCCGTGGAGTTTGGGCAGGCCGGGTTTGATGCGGCCGCTCAATACCAGCAAGAGCTGCGTGCGCTGCAGTCGCAGTTTGAAGCCGGCATGTTCAATGAAGCAGAGCTTGCGGCAAGAGCCGAGGAAGCAAAGAAGAAATACGACGAGCAAATCGATTCCATCCGTGAACGCAATAAGGCTTTGGCAGAGCAGGCCGAAGAGGACCGAAAGGCCGAGCAAGACCAGCAAGCCGCAATGACTCGGCAGACAGACGCTTTTTTTGCTGCCACAAAAAACGCTGAGCAATTTGGTGAAGCCGGTAAACGTGCCGCCGACCAATACATGCAGGGGCTCATGGATTTGAACGAGCAGCTGCGTGACGGCCGCATCAATGAAGAGCAATACAACCGGGAGGCCGACAAACTCAAAGGCAAGTTTGACAGCCAAACGGATGCCATGAAGAAGGCACAAGAGATCGGCGAAGACGTTGCAAAGAAGCAGGAAGAGATCGACAAGATCCAGGCCGACAAGGCCGCTGCCCTGGGGGGCAAATCAAACGAAGCCCTGAAGGCCAACGACATTCGCTCAAGCGAGGGCATGGCCCAGTTCATCGCTTTGGCCA